CCAAGTCCGGCTTCAGCTCTTTCTGCTGTTTTCTCTTCTGTATAATACTTCAGCTTATCGCTAACGGGAGTAATTTCCTCACTAACTGGAAGAGTCTGACCCTCGACCCAAGCAACAGGCCCTACTGTCGGAGCCCCTTCAATCTCTGTGAGAAGTTCTATCAATACAAACAATTCGCCGATGCCACTCATCCAGGCACCTTGCTCCATTTCTCTTCAGAAACAAATCCAGGGCGCGAGCATCCTGAACTTTTCATGTCGTATAGTTTCGCTACCCAAGCAAAAGTTCCCTGTACTTTAGCCAAGCCTTCGCTCTTATCTAACAATCTCTTAATATCTATTAGGTCAAATTCAAAGCGCTCACACACTGTACCCGTTGGTGTGGCCTCTGGGGGTGTGTGTGGTTGTGTACCTCCCGTTAGAATAGCGCCAATATCGAAACCCTGTGCCGCTATTGCACCATAAGCACCTTTTGGAAGTGCCAGGAGCGTATCCATTAAGGTCTCGCCCAAATCATGGCTCGTCTTTTCGGGGTCTTTTGCTGCCGCAGAAGCAGCCGCTATAGTCGCCTGTAGAAAGGGTAACGACGTCATCAAGTGTCGTAGGACAAATGGAAGTAACGCCAGGAAGATGAGTAACGATCCGCCTGTAGATGACGCTATTTTAGTTACGTCTCCTATGATCTCTCTGGATGATGTTACTGAATGTAATTCTTTTAGCTGAGAGGGTGTTACCTTCATAGGTTCACCACTAACTGGATTAAGCATCCAGGCCATTATCGCCTCTTTTTCTTCCCTGCGGGGGTCTTACGGAACGCTACGGCCATCTTCTTGAGGTTTAACTTACCGTTACGGTATCGGAAGCGTGGCTTCTTGCTGTTAGCCTTAACGTATTTGTTCCAGGGTGATAGTTTACGTTTACGTGGCTTACGATCATACGTCGTTCCTTCCAAACGAATAGGACCAGCACCAGGTAATTTCATTCCGCAACCAGGACAATACTTCATGGGCATTACTGCACTTCCTTCCCTTCTAGTACTACAGTCATCGAACCTGTGGGGCCTGTTGCTACGAACTTCATTCCCGTATTGGGAGGTATAGTATAGTATAAATTTGGGAATTGGGGCCCGATCCCTCCGACACTAATAATGAACTTGCTAACATGGAGGGCCTCTTCATTGCCCTGTAGAGACCAGGACAAAACATCACCCGCAGAACATCCGCTGTAATCGAACGAGACGTTGGTGACGACACTATAGAACCTATTTGGGGAGATAAAATCCAATAAGGTAGTACCGCCTGCGGTTAATGATTCTGAACCACTCCAGGCAAACATGTGATCACCAAAGAAGTTAAGACTCGGCCCCGTCGAAAGTGTCATTTGTAAATGGTACCAACTACAGACGCCCCAGTTGTATAACCTGCAGAACCTGTATCTCCTGTAATCTGGACTATAACTTCAGTATAAGCAGGAATAATAAAAGGAACAGTAGCAGTAGGTGGCATGTCCTCCTCAGTTGTACTTAATTTCACATTAAAGGCACCGATACCATTAAGCTTTATTTCTGCTATACTGGTTCCACCAGGGTCTACAGCCGCAGGATTAGCTATACCGAAAATTGTTATATCACCTACAAACAAAAAACTGCCTGTCGTGAATTCTAATTGTGTTACTGCTGAAGTGTTTACCTGAACTAATCCTGAGTATGCATACGCATGTTTTCCAATAACATTGAGGTTTAAACCAACTGAGGCGGTATCTTGCGGTCCATAACCAACGCCTTCAGGCATTGCTCAATTTACTCGAATGTGATCGTGCAGCTAGAATCGATAGTCGCGGCAGTCGTTACAGCAACTTGGATGTCCAAAGTATTTCCGCTCGTGACCCCCAGTGCTGTTTTTTCTTGGACTACGCAATTTGCTACTCCAGTTCCACCCGATGCGGCCTGTGCGATTGCGGGACCCATGAACGTGGCGTCGCCCTCTTGGAGGGCTGTCCCCGTTAACTTGAAACCTGAACAAAAGTCGGCTCCAGTTCCAACGCTACTAACTCCCATTGATATGGAACTTATTTGCGATACTCCAGAAGGCACAACCAGGGAAAGTCCTGAAGATGCGAACTGATTATTCATGCTTTGGAAAGAAGTCGTTGCAGATAGCCCCGCTTCTGTCCTTGTTACTACGATTGCCATATTATGCCCTCACTTTGATTGGTCCAAGGGATGCCAGTATAGGTGATCCCCGTGAAAATGATTTAACCGCCGCTTTAGCAATGAATGCTGAAACGAGGGTTTTCGTAATTGCAGTTTTATTGGACTGCGCGGCCGACTGTATAGTCGTTATACCTTTGTTAATGTCACCAGCCAGGAAAGCTTTCATTGCTGTTCCTGCATTTGTTTGTGATAAAAGAGCTAAAGCCGCCCCAGTTTCTATTACGTTTATTCCAAATTGGCGAGAAGGTTTCCTTCTTGCTCTGCCTCTTCTTCGGACCATGCTTCCCCGTATATGAGTAGCTACTTAAATTAGAGGGCTCTTTGTCTGCTGACTATTTCATTAATGTATTCTGTCTTTTCTGTGTGACAGACGTCGCATAACCACTCACCTTTAACCAGATCATATCCGCGAAACTCCGAACATTCGTGGCAATGACCCGCAGGCTTTCGCTCTTTTTCTGCCTCTCCTCTGGTCTCAAGCATTACCCTTCTAATTAATTGATTGACAAACAATGATACGTTAATGTCTTGTCTTTCCGATTCCATTTTAAGAAAGGCTAACTCTTCTAATCCCAGGGTAAACGCCTTACCCGCTTTAAATTCGTTTTTTCTACCCATCAATTGTTACCTTATGATCTCCATAACACGCTTTGCAATGATTGGTACTGGTCAAACCAACATGTCCACAATGCAAACATCTAACTTCATCTAAGTTCTTTCTCCCCATAATTTCCACTGGAACCCCTCTATATAATAAAATACTATAATGTTATTAATAATAAATATCCAATAATAAAATAAAATAAAAATAACCCTATACCTATAAATATAATTATAGTATTATACTACTTGTACTACTTTAGGCCTAGTTTAAGCCTTTCTGGGGGCTGTTTTACCCCTACTTCGGGGCTATTTTGGGTCTTTATGAGCCCTTCCAGACCGCTTCTTTTCATTAACATCTCAGCGACTAGGCCCATGATAGGGTTGTCCTTGGTTATTGCTTTTATTGTACTTTGGCCTGTAGACTCGTCTATTTTTTTACTGGCCGCACCCAGGGAACCAAAAAAAGAAGATTGAAAGTTTTCCAGCATCTCGTGTGTTCGGCCTTCAATCTCATCTACAACGGGTTCCAGAATTAATAGGAGATCTTCATCACTCTCGGATGATTTAGCCCAAGCAACCCACTCATCCTTTGACAATCGGGCCACATATGAAGCAAATAGAAAATAAAATATTGACCAGGCGATAAGGTATCCCAATAGTTCTAAGGCTGAAATAACCATTTACAGGCCAAGTCCGGCTTCAGCTCTTTCTGCTGTTTTCTCTTCTGTATAATACTTCAGCTTATCGCTAACGGGAGTAATTTCCTCACTAACTGGAAGAGTCTGACCCTCGACCCAAGCAACAGGCCCTACTGTCGGAGCCCCTTCAATC